TTCTGCTTAGAGACTGCATCCTTGTTTAGGCCTTGAGACAGCTTAGACACGCCTGTAGCCTCTTCTTTGTCTTCATCCAACAGTTGTACTGTCTGGAACACAAAGGGGTTAAGAGAGGACTGTGGGAGAGGGGCTAACCCATCAGCTCGAGTCACATTAACAATACCACCCAAGCGGTTCTCAATGAGCTCCTTAGGATTGCTAAGAGAACCCTTGACAACCATCATACGGGGGTTGTTAGTGATCATTGTGTGATCAATAATACCTCGCACCAAAGCAGTCCTAGCATTCTGAGTAGGAATTACTTTGTAGGCATAGTTAGAGCCATAGAAGGAGTGTGGAATAGGTAAAGGTGTAAAGTGTACAAAAGGCTTACGGTCTACACGCTCATAGTCTAAAATCACTGAGCCAGCTTTGGTTACCTTATACAACTTAGCAATACCATCACCTTCCATGTCAATGTAGACATAGCACTCGTACACAATGACTTCACGGGTCTGGGTTTGTAACTCACCATTCAAGTTAAGTCTATCTGCACCAATCTGTTCAAAGCGAGCTAAGACCTCAGGGTCCATGGTAAGCTCAGTGTCATCGTTGGCACTAATCTTATCAACGAGCTTCTCATCATAGCCTTCTTTGATAAGCTCTGATAAGGTTTTACGGGTACGATGAGCAACGAACTGAGCATCCTGTAGGCTTGTGGCCTGAGGAGTAACTAGGAACTCTTCTGGAGGCACTGGAGAGATCTTTACTTGACTACGGTTAACCTTACGGGTAACGGTACCAGACCATAAGAAGGTGTCTTCATTGCGGTTAGCTTCTACATCCTCAAAGTCATCAGAGGCATAGATCGTGTCTAACTCATCATCAGTAAGGCTAGAAAACTCTTCCTCAACCATCTCAATGTTAGTATCCCAATAGACCTTAGCGATACCTACACGAGCTAAGAGGCCATCAGTGATTATTGTCGAGAAAATCTCATAACCTGGGTTTTGACGAAACACTACATAGTCACAATAGTCTGTAGCAACCTGAGCTAACTGTACATCATCTTCACCCTGCGGAGCAAAGCGAACAATCTGGTTACCAGCAGCGAAGGTCTCTAGTAGCACAGCCTTCATAGACTCTACAGCGTCATAGACATCCATAGAAATGTATTTAGAACTGCCTAGGTGAAACTGGTTAGGTTTAGTCCCGTGATAATAATCAATTACCTCTTTACGCTCATTGCTAAGCTTACTATCATAATAACCAACAGAGGTCTTGATAGCACTCTCAACCAATGACGATAGCTCGCTTTCTGTAGCGGCTTTAAACTTTTCAATAGCCATCAAATCCCCTCAAAATAGAATTCATCAGTAACCTCAACAGGGTCGAACTTACCTTCATGAATATGGTTTACTAACGCCAATGACATTACACAATCGTCATGGCATCCCCTTTCGGCTTCCATTGCACCATTCTCATTAACGATATAAGTCATGAGTTCTCGAATGGTCACTTTGTCGTTAAGCTGTACCTCACCTTCTCTAAGAGAAGCTCTTAGTTGATCAATGATCAAAGGTTTAGTCTTAACATTAGTATGAAAGCCTAGCTTAATTGTCTCTTTGTCTGAAAGCTTGTCATAAACCACTTCAGTGTAAAAGTTAGGATATGCATAATCCTTACCAACCCTAGTACATGTTAAGATACCGTGATTGTTGGACTCAATGATTAACTTAGCTGTGTTGTAAAAGTAACCTAAGGCTACAAGTACTTGAGCAAAGAAGTCAGGGTGTACCTGAGATCTAAAGATTGCTACTTGTCTCTTCTTAGAATCAAAGACCTGAGCAACACTCCAGTCACCGCCACGGACTCCCATAGAAACGTCAGCTCCGATGTAGTAAGTCTCCCCAGGATCATGAATACGATAGGTGATGAGCTCACCTCGAGGGTGCTCAGCCCACTCTTCATTCTCCATAGCTAAACGCTGTAGGATGTCTGGAGTCTCTTCAATACGCTTCTGTAATACTTGAGTGTTGAAGACTGGTCTACCAGATGTTAAGAAGGCTTCTTCGGCAGTGCTAGGGTATTCCTGTTGGAATAACTCTAGACCGTTCTGAGCTACCTTCTTACGTCTAAACATTAACTGTTCATCATCTAAGCTATGCTTCTTAACTAAGTCTTCTTCGTCTGGTGTTCGTACAAACTTCTTAGGGACAGGTTCTCTGTACTCATCTTGAATAAACCAAGGTAAGAACACAGGAACAAAGCCGTTGATACCCTCACAAGCCCCCTTCCAGATCTCATAGAAGGGACCTGAGACACCATTAGCTGTGCTCTCAATATAGATAGCAGTGTTCTTGGTATTTGGGATAGCTTGGAGGATAGCGTTAAGGTTGTCCTTAGCTGTGGCATTAGGCCAGAAGGCTAGCTCAGATAGGTGAGCTTGAGTAAAGGTTTCACCTCGAGCAATACCATCACCCCCTGCCGTAGCAACAACATATGAGCTGTCTAGGACATCAAAGTTTAGTTCTTTACGTGAAGAGTACTTAGAATGGGGTTTCAGGATGTCTGGAGTGTGCTCGTAGTATCGTTTAGTCATGTCAAACAAAGCTCGAGTCGAGTCTGCATGGTGCGTGACCACTAGACTCTTCTGAGCAGTATGTTGAGAGATGTACCAGTACAACCAGCCACCAACCAAGGTAGATAAGCCCATCTGCCGAGCTTTAAGGATAACGATCCTTACCTTACCCTCAGATTGTAGCTGGTTTAACACAGCATCAAGCAAAGCCTTCTGAGCTACGTTTAGAGTAAAAGGCTTTACTTCCCCTTCCTTAGTCCTGATCTTCAATGCATGTTGTGCATAGAATTCAAAGTCATCATAAAGCCGTTTTCTTACTCTAAGCTGCTCTGGAGTCATTTGATAGACACACCAATAGCTTTCTGCTCTTCTTCAGAGACAAGTGATAAGAAGTCTTCAGCTTTCTTGATGCTCACTTCAGACTGAGCCACGGGCTTAGCCATCGTCCACTCTAAAACAGTGCGAGCTGCCGAGAGCTTGTCCTTAGGACTGATCTCAGACATACGCATGATCTCTACAGCAGTCTCAATGCCTTCACGGGCAAACTCTGCCTTGGGAATTTCAAACCCTTTCTTTTCCATTAGCTTCACTATCTCCTTTGCTTCTGCTTTGGCCTTAGCCTTATGTTGATTTCGTTGAGCCTTGTTGTAACCCGCATAAGAGCCTTTCGGCTTACCAGGACCACCAGCGAATCGCTTGTCAGTCCAAAGCTTCCATAGGGTACGCCCTTCCTCTGTTTGTTGTAAACGAACAAATAGATTATTGGAAGGGTCTCTCATTGAGTCCCTATATTGAGGCTGTACATTCCATCGGTTAGTCTTTGGGTTCCAAATAGGAGGTAGCCATTTAGTACCTAATGGCATATTCTTAAAGATAAGCTTCTTCTCAGGGTCATAGTAACCACCACTAGGTATTGCTAGTCCTTCGTGGTTTCCGTACTTTGCTCGGAGTTTCGGGTGTACTGTGTCTTGGTTCTTTACTACTGGTTCCATCTGTGTTTCCTAGGTTAGTCAAACGGCTCTTCATTGCATCTTTAATCGCAAGAAGAGATGATTTGCTAACAGCGCAGAGCATCTCTGGAGGGAGAGAACGAATCATCTCACCCCCCATTGCTACCTTTGTCTGTGTGTCAAATTGGGGATCTTCAATCATACGATTAAAGGTTTCCCAGTGGGTGTATATATCTATGGAGTTCATTAAAGTCCTAAAGTGTCTAGGAGGGATTGTGCTGCATCATCTAACGTTCTTCCTTGAGCCCTATCATTTAAGATTTTAGCTATAAGACCTGTAGCGTAAGATCTTGGTTTGTCTATCTCTTTCCCAGAGGCTGAAGTAGTCCTGTTTACAACAAGCTGTAACGCTTCATCATCTAAAGAAGAAACAACATTAGAAGCTCTTTTAAAAAACTCATCCGCAACGCCAGAAGTGCCTTTGATCCCAGCATCTTTGGCAGCTTTTTTAATAACCTTAGGAGTCATCTGTAAACCCTTTTCGGATGCAATACGCACAGCCTCATCTTGAATCATACCTAAGACTTGAGTGTTAGGTACTTTACTGGATTCTCGAATGTTTTGAATGAAAGGAGCAAAGTCTGGTTTACGAACAACTAGCTCTTCCAAGACATCAATTAAGTCTTTATCTTTTAGCCCAGTATACTCAGTCATTGTGCCTTGAATACCTCCTGACCCTGTTTTACCTTCGGTCCAGTTGTTAAGTGAATTCTTCTTAACAATTTCAACTTCAGCAGGGGTGGCATTTTTAGGTACAAGCTTGTTGGACCTTTTCTCCATATCCCTCTTAAGCATTTTGGAGAACTCAGTCATTTCCTTGGCACTGCGAGGAGTACCAAAAGGATTGGAAAGACCAAGTAGGTAAGTAGAGTCTTTAGACTGGATGTCAGCTAAGCCTTGTTTTAAAGCAGCTTGAGATGGGTCTATTGTTGGAGCAGCATTTAGAGCTTCCCTAGCTTCCATCTGCCGTTTAATTTGGCTTGAAAACTCTGACATCTCTGTTTGACTACGAGGTGTTCCTGTTTTGCTTGAAAGCCCTAATAAGTAGGAAGGATCCTTAGCTTGAATGTCTGCTATACCTTGCTTAAGCTCAGCTTGACTCTTAGCAGCTAAATCAGCTTCCTTTTTAGCTGCTCTTTCTGCTGTTTTCTTAGCAATCTCTTCAGCACTTACAGCTTTTTTAGCAGCTGCTTGGGCTTTAGCTTGGGCTTGAGAAGTTTGAACATCCCTAGACTTTTGAGTTAAAGCTTTAGTTCTTTGTGGGATACCTGAAGGTCCTAAAAACTCTTGTGCTTGTTGGGCAGCTTTTAAACCACTACCTGAACCTAATTGCTCAATAACTTGAGGAACAGTTTTTTTACCAGTTATTCGTTGAGCTGTTCCTGCCGAAACTCCAGGCACTAAAGCACCTAAAACTCCAGTAGGAATATCACCAGAAGAAAACCCATACAAAGAAGTAGCAAGTCTTGGGCCATATTGCAAAGCAGCCCTTCCTGTGATTGCAGCTAAAGATCCACTAGCAGCTTTAGGAGCTGTTAATGCCCTAGCCCTTTGATACTTTTCAATTGAATCTGCTAACAAGTCCCCTTCTGGTGTTCCTCTAATTAAATCTAATTCACTAGATGGAATAACTCTTTCACCAGAGGTTACATTTTTAACGTCTATCTTTTTAAGAAGTTCTGGGTCAACAATTCGAATTGCATTTTCAACTTTAGTAATGTATCGTTTAGATAGCTCATTTCTAAGGTCAGTAGTTACGTCAGCTGCGTCTTGAGTAGTACTCGTTAGTAGATTAGGATTCTTGGCAAGATCTTGGAAGTCTTGAGCAATCTCTGCATCAATCCTTGCTTGACGCTTTGACCCAGCCCTTGCTCCAAATTGGCGTAAAGCAGACCTTCCAGTAAGACGATCAATTACTTTACTGCCTCCTACACCAAGAGCTGCACCACCAGCTCCTGCTAAAGCAATATCACCTAATTCTAACCCAGGCTTCCCTCCAGCACTGACTTGAACTCCTTGCCTTAAAGCTTCATCAAGAGCGCTAACACCACCAGCTCCAGCAGCTAGGCGAGCAGTTTGACCTGTTAAAGCACTTCCTACAGGAGATGTAGTAGCTTTGGTTAAACCTTGTCTTAGAGCGGTTTGTAGTCCCTGAGATAAAGCCTTTTTACCAAGTACTTTAGTTGCCGCAGTACCAAGACCTAAACCAACTAAGTTTGCTGGATCAAGTATCAAACCTTTAGCTGCTCTACCAAAGCTTTCCATAGAAGTTGGGGCTTTTTCATAATCTTGAATAGATTGTAAAAGAGCTTGTTTACCTTCAGGACTAAACTTGTTAACTACATCATAGATTGTAGTTCCTGCACCAGCAAGGCTCCAGTTGGTCTGTGCTACATAGTTTTTTAACCAGTCAGCTGCTTCAGCTTCTGAACCCTTAAAAGGCTGTCCTTCTACTTCAGAATACACCTTTTTAGCGTTATTAATCCATGTAGGATCAGTGTTAAAACCTTCATCAGTAATGCGCCTAGCCGTTCCGACAGGAACTTGTGGTACTGTGTTAGAAAACTGCTGACCTTGAGGAGGAGCAACAGTTTGAGCCCCTTGTTGCTGAAAAGGTGTAAATTCAGCCCAAGCATCTTGCTCATTGTTTTGAGGTTGTTGAGCTTGTTGTGGAACTTCTTGATAAGGTTTAAACTGAGCCCAAGGGTCTGCCTGGTCTTTCATTTCTACTCCTTGCGCTTGAGCTTCTGGGATAACTGTATTAGTTATGGCTTCTAAAGTTTGGTTAACCCAATCTTGGCTTTTCTTTGGTTGGCTATAAGGACTACTTGGAAGAGATGCCCAAACATTACCAAGTTTACTTATAGCAGACTGATAATCACCTTTTTGGACATCCTCAAGAGCTCCAGCTTTACGGATAAGCTCAATAGCAATCTTGTCTTGGCTTTCAGGGCTAAAATCAGTGATCCCAAGCTTAGGAGCAACATCACGATATGTAGTACCTACAATTTGATACCTACCAGCAGCTGTAGACGGGCCTTCTGCTGTTCTTAGGCCAACAATGTTAGGGTGTTGAGAAAAATCATCAAAAGTCCCACCACCAACTATCGTGTTGTAATCAGCCCCCTCAGCCTTTGATAAAAAGTCAAGGAATGCCTTAGTGTTAGGGGCTAGACTAAACCCTTGACTTACTCCAGTGTAGGGGCTAAATGCATTCCATTGATCCATAATATTCTCTCTTAAGGAGCTGTAAATGTGCGACCATCAGGAGTCTTAAAAGGCTGTCCTGATTTTAAAGCGCCATTATCGATAGCTGCTTGAACATCTACTGGTGTGTTAAAAGTAGGCACTGCTTCATTTGTTTGAGTAAACTTAGAACCTTTAGGAACAAATCCCTCCAAAGTCCCATTTTTACGCATATAATTAACAGCGTCTTCTTTAGCATTAGCAATTGCTTCTATCTCAGCAGCGACTTCTAATAACCTACGGTAGTTTTCCTCTTCTTTTAAAGCAGGATCGTAAGCACGAGCTAAAAATCTATCACCTTCAGCCTTAGTAAACTGAGAACCAAGCGTAGCCTTCAAGCTACCTTGAATAATACTCTCTGCTCTTTTCTGAGCTACCGCTGAGTCAGAGAAAACTCTTTTCCGAAGCTCTTCAGGCATTAAGGACATCCAAGGTCCTGAAATATCTTCTCTAAAAATTGGATTACCAGTATTATCAACACCAGTTGTTAAAGACTTAGCTACGTCTCTTAGTCCTTCAACACCAGTACGAGCTTGCGCTATTTCTGGGGCTTGCTCTAATGCTGCTTTTTCAGCAATTCCTGTTACCTTTGATCCAGAAGCTATTTCAGCTAATTCCTTTTTTTGTAGAAAACCTAAAGCTTCTTGGCTTTGTAAGAAGTTTTGAACTTGATCGTTACTCATAACCTCTACCCGACCATCAGGAAAGGTTATCTGAGAGAAGGCACCACCAGCCAAAGGAGTTACCTTAGGACGATTAGCTAAAAGCTCAGCGTTAAAGCCACGGTTAAAGCCTGTGAAGCCTTGGGCTAAGCCCTCACGGAGGTTAGGAGCCGCCAGTAATCCAGCACCTGCTGCTATTGCCCCAGAACTTAATGCTTGATCCCTAGCTTGGTCATTTGAAGCGCTCATTAATTGAGTGCCTTGTTGTTGCGATAGGACACCTGAGGGCATCCCTAATATACCTGTTGCCATACTTTATTCTCCAAAGTATATAGGTAAGTTTAGATAAAGCCTTAGTCAAAATAACCAGCTTTGTCTAACTTTGATCCCATTCCATAACCAGCCAACGCACCACCAGCTCCTCCTTGAAGAGCACCCATGAATCCACCACCAGTCTTTGGAGCAGTCTGTGTTTGAGTACTGCCATAGTTACCACCAATGGTTTGCATGTATCGAGCCATAACATCCATAGGGATATCACGCTCTTCTGCAAACTGTTGCATCTGGGCATTTAGTTGGGCTTGTTGTTGCGCTTGATTCATCCCAGCAGCAGTCTGTCCTAAGTTAAATCCACCTGCGCCTAACTGTTGACCAGCACCCATACCGCCAACACCAGCTCCAAAGGCACCTTGTACACCTTGGTTAGCTGCTAGTTGGTTCTGTAGGTTCTGGTTGTATTGGCTCTGAGCTTGACCTAGACCTGACTGGAAGAACTGTCCACGGATGTTGCTAGAGATGTCTGCAAGACGCTCAGCAGCACCACGCTCAGCTATGCCTTGCTGAACCCCAGCACGAGTAGAGTTGATATTACCAGAGCCTGTTGCTCCAAGAGCCAAAGAGGGGAGCTGATTCTCATAGAGGTTTCTTGTAACATCTCTAGAAGCTGAATCAATGATTCCTTGAGTGTAGGGGTTGTTTGCATATTGACCTGCCTGAGCAATGATTTGTTGAGTAGGGTCTACACCAGCATACTGACCATAGATGTCAGCAGCGTTCTGTCCAAAGCCTGAAGTAGCCCCTAAGGCTCCCATAGACATGTTTTGGAGACCTTGGGCTTGTCCAAACTGGTTAGTGCCAAACTGAGTACCTTGCTGTATCAGTGCTTGTTGTTCTGGCGTTAGACCAGCAACCCGCTGTCCACCAAAGACTGGGCTAGCTAAAGCATTCTCAGCGGCTTGTTTAGATTGCTCAAACCCATACTGTAAAAAAGGTTGTTGTTCTTTCCATGGTTCTGAGGTAGCTGTTGAGGTTCCACCGCCAGAGGACTGAGATCCTCCTATAGCACCTAATAATGCGGAACCTGCGGTGATACCAGTGACTGGATTAGGCATTTGTAAACTCCTTTGTGTATGAGTCCAAAGACTCTCCATACATTTCTAAGATACGACTGGCTGTCATAGCAGCAGCTTGGAATCCATTCTGGATAGCAAACACTTCTAAGACTACATCATAAAAACCAGCTCGCCACATGTATGCTTTAGGTAACTGAGCTGCATCCTTTTGATCCTCAATATCATTTGCACCACACCACTTAAGTATTAAACTATTAATCAATGGGTGGAGTCGAGTATGATTAATTAAAAAGAATGGGTTACTAGATAAGACAACCAGACAGTTATGAATAACCTTTAGCTTTTCACGATCCGGAATGTCATCCCCATCATACCAATCATCTAGACCCTGTAGTGTCTCAAATAGATCTACAAGCCACTGATGGGCATCAGCAGTTAACTTTAACGAGTAAAGCTGTTGTGCTAAGTCTTCGGTGTGTGTGTGTATGGAGTTCATAGTCATTTTGCTATCTGGGTTAAAGTCATTCTGGCTGAAGGGATGGCAGGGTAAGTTAACGTAGCTGGTTCTGCTAAAAGAACAGTGTCCACGTCAGTAGTCTGCCACATTAACTCTACATAGTTGGTAGGCTGGGCCTCTCCTACTAAGTTCCAAGAGGCCACAATGTCTTGATTAACACCTCGAACATGAACACGGGTAGCACTATCGGGGTATGGGGTACCATTAAAGTTTACCCATAACACAACATCTGATCCAGCAGCACTACTAATGTGTGCTATTTGTAAAGCAAACTCTAGGTTGTAGAAACCACGGTTGTCAAAGTAAACCCTAGATGTTGGAGTCCCTCTATACACCCCATACTCATAACTAATGTTATTAAAAGTAACGGCCTGTGGTGTGTTTACAGTCGCCGCTACTTGAGTCGTGGTGTCGTAGAAAGCCCCTAAGTAACTAGGGTTATAGACATCCTGCATGGTCTCTACAGACCTTTCAATCTTCTTTAACTCTTCTTCTAGCCAATACTTGTAGCTCTCTTCAAAGGCTGGCTGGTTAGTACGCTTGTAAGGCGATAGATTACGTACAAAAGCCATGGTTACCTCCGTGATAGCTCTTTAAGTTCAGTGTCAAACCCAGACATGTTAAAGTTTTCAGGACCCACAAAGTCAATTCGGTACCCTAAGTACCTACCAGCGACCTTGGCATCCATCTTGTACTCTACACTGGGGTAGAAGTCCTTAATAGATTTCCAGTCAATAGGTGAGTTAGGTAAGTCAGCAGCCCCTAGGTATATTTTAAGGTAGTCTTGACTATTACCTACGTTAGCTTGAGGTAAAAAGGAGGTGATTATCTTGTAATTCCTGATAGCTGAACCACCTTCATCTAGATCTATACCTACTCTCTCAAAGAATGCTGTCTTTAGCGTCTCTGTTTCAACAGGTAAGTTGATAATACCGTTAGATGGTAGGTCAATAGCATAGACCCTAGACTCTGTCAGACTGTTAGCTGGGTCTGTGACACCTAACATGATAGACATCTTGTCTGTAGACCCCTCAAAGGACACATAGTTAGTGTTAAACAAGTTAAAACTAATGTTTAGGTCTGAGTAGATGCTACTAGCGAGTGTAATGTTGGCCTCAGCACCCCCAACAGTGTTAGGGAGGTCCATGAATGACCAAGTATCGTCATTGTAGTTGTAAATAGCAGACTTATTACAATAGGCTGTATTAGTGAACCCTACTTCATCCACAGTAGTCTGGTAGCAGAAGTGAACTAAGTTAGACACTGAGTCATGTAAGACATAAAAGGACTTCTGCTTCTCACGGTTGAGGGTACTAAAGATCTTCTTACGGACTCTCTTGTCTGCAATAGACCTCTTGGAGTTACCGTCATGTACATAGATGTCGTTCTCACCAAAGACAAAGTGTTTACCTTCGACTTCAGCCCAGCAATTGGTATTGATAATACCGCCTGTGGGGAACAGTCTCCTAAAGTTAAAGACACTGGAAGAACCTGTGAACTCCATAGCCCATACTTGGTCTTGTGCATACAACACAAAAGCATTGCCTAGGACACCCCCATCTCTCAGGGGAGTCTTAATCTCAGCTAAGACGTTCTCACCAGCAATATAATTAGTGTTACCTGGGTCCCAGTTAATATTATTAACAGGGGTACCATACTGGATAGGGTTAGACCACTTAACCATTGTGGGGTACTCAACACCACTCTTAGTAACATTTAAGAGGATCAAGAAGTCTAGGAAAGGTCTTACCACTGCTGCTGAGTCACCCGTAGGCCAGTCACCAGAGGCTAAGCTGTATGAGATGTCTGAGACAATGTTACGGACATAAGGGTGCATACTCTTACGAGACAAGACAGAGATACCACCTACTTGAGCATGAGACCAAGGTTCGTTATTGGTTATCAGTGTACCTGCTGGTGTAGCAAAGTTCAAGACACCATTAGGGTAAGACCTAACAGTACCATCATTATCACAAACAAAGACTACCTCACCAGTACCAGGATCTTGGAAGGACCCTACAAACCTGACTGAGTCTGCTGGGTCTCCCTCTGCTGATTCATAGGAGTTAGTCTGGGAGTCATAAGACCCTACAGAGTCCTCGTAGGGAAGACTAGACCTAATGGCATTAAAGAGGTTCTTAAAGATTGGAGCTCGTTGTACCCTTCCCTCATCAAAGATCACATTGTTGCCATCACTCATAGCATTGGAGGGCAAGTCATAGGGGTTAGCATCTGATATGATACCTACAGCTCCTAGATTACGAAGAGGAAATGTACTCATAGGTCCACCTTATAGTTTTATGATAAACGCTAATGCATAGAATGGGGGGCGGTTCTCGTGAGCTGAACCAGACCCTGTGGAGTTCACAGTTACTGAGACTGTCACAGAGTGAGCATGGTTACCTAAGGCATTACCTATAGACCCAGAGATACTGTGGGTATGCCCATCATGGGTAGAAGTGGTGTAATTAAAATAATCTGTAGGATCTCTGGCTACGCCTGACTCAGTGGTCTGAGCGGCGGCCCCAAAGCCTGTGTTCGTGGGTAGCCTGACAGTATGACTGTGCGCCCCACCAGTCCCAGAGGACCCACTAAATGTGTGGTTGTGGCTTAGGTTTACATCACCTGTAGACCCTGAGGCACTGGCTGGGTGTGAGTGAGATGGGAGGTTAGCTTCACTTAAAATAACAACATCTGCACCACCAGTAGCGGCTACAGCATACCCTAGACCTGCACCTACAATAAACCTATTACGAAGATCTGGTCTACCACCAGCACCATCACAGAGACCCCAGCCTGCTGGGATAGTCGCTAGACTCCCAGACCACATCCCAATGAATCCTGCAGGTACTGCTGAGTTTAGCTGAGCTGGGGTAGCTGTCACTGGGGCATTAATGTTAGGAAAGGTAGACTTCAAGACCTGCTTAATCAAACGGATATGGTCATCTGCTTGAGACACTGTATCAGTTGAAGCTGGGTTAGAAGCTACTAAGTTGTTTAGATATGTGGCTGATTCTAATGGCATGGTATGTCCTATTAGGTCTTCATGATGTATGCCAAGGCATAGTAAGGTGGTCTGTTCTCATGAGCTGTCCCAGACCCTGTGTCACCTGTGGTGCCAGAGACTGTCACAGGGTGGGTATGGTTAGGAGCCCCTACTAATGAAATACCAGTGAAGGCAGAGACTGTATTAGCAGTCGTGGTGTTCGTATACTGATCATTACCACCACCACCCCCATTCCTATTGGTAACCACAGTGTAGGGGTGTACGTGTCCAGGATCAGTAACACTGTGGGTGTGAGCCCCACCATCACCTGTGGTACCGCTGCCACTAAAGGGGTGGGAGTGTACGGGGAGGTTAGCAGTTGCTAAGGCTACCGTGGCTTCCCCACCTGTAGCTGCTACAGCATAGCCCAACCCAGCGCCTACTACGAATCTGTCTCGGAGGTCTGGGGTACCACTACCACCATCACACAACAACCAACCACTAGGGACATCTGCTATGGCACCAGACCATATGATGATACCACCTACTGGGAAGGGAGCACTCAGCTCTCCTTGGGTTGCTGTGACTGGCCCAGTGATGTTAGGGAATGTGGACTTCAAGGTACTCTTAATGAGTCTCAGGTGGTCATCAGCACCCGCTAGGGGGTCTGAGCCTAAGGGGTTGGTCACAACGAGACCGTCAATATATGTAGCTGATTCTAGAGCCATGTTAGGGTCTCCTTGGGGTGGGTAGGGGTGTTAAGGGGTGTTTGAGATGTTTGGGAATGCTTAAGATGCTTAGGGGTGTCTAAGATGTTTTGGGAGAGAAACTCTTCTTTAAGGGGTCAACAACAACAACAACGACAAAGGGTTTAACTCTTTTTGTGAATCGATCTAATCAAGCAAGGGCTGGCCTTGCCTACTCTCAATAGGGTACCTTGAATCAATCGATGCTAAGTGTATGATTCTATTGATATGCTATGCGATAGGTTATCTGATGTAGGCTGCTTGGTGTATAGAATAGGTACGAGAGTCGCTAGACATTGGCTTAATGATTGTCTAGACATTGGCTTATTGATAATCATTATCATTAAGAAATTATGGAAAATGGGGTTCTGGTCTCTTTAAAAGAAACACGGATTGAGTAGGATTTAACTATCACTAACACTCAATCGATTAATTAATACAATGAATAAATATTCAAATAGTTGTTGACACGTGCTTAAAGTCCTGTAGAATTGTAAGCATCAACAACGTTATCAGGAGAGCAACATGAATGCAAAACAACTAGAGACAGCGCAGTATGTGACAGGCGACTTCTGGCTTGGTCAAAAACTGGGTTATGAATTTACAAATCTTACGTTTGAAAAAACGTCT